TCACCTTTTGTCAACGTAACTATTACCAAACCTTTTAGTTGCACTTAGGTTGCCACTCGTGTAACCCCAAGGTCACCCTAGGTTCTACTTTAGAACTGTGTAGCCTTAGTTGCTAACACGAATAGCTCCACCTGTAAACGTAAATAATACCATAACTTTATGTTGACTTATGTTACCCCTTGTGTTACCCCTTGGCTCCTTGGCTAACACAAGTAGCTTGGCTTGTCAACGTGAATAGTACCAATGTTAACGCTTGACACCTCGGGTCAGCCATGGTATCATTGGGATCCCGAGGCTATTTCGGGACGGGGGGCCGGGGTTGCGTCTTGATTACTATAGTTGTACCTTCCTATGCACAAAATAGGGAACTTTAGGAAACCTAGGCACAAAATAGGTCAAAATAAGGTAAAACTTAAGTAAACTAGGTGTAGTGTTACCTAATGCAACCCCTTGGTATACCTAGAGTTTACCAAAAGTACACCTTAAGTCACCAAAAGTTATAAAAGGAACCCTTCGGGCCACCAAAGGAGGCCTAAGAATACTTAGTAGTGTGATTATTACCAAAGAAATACCTTGACATTTACTCTAAAATATGTTATAATATATAGTATATTCTAAGAGACACTTTAGAGGGACTTCGCGCCACCTAAGTTACCCCTTAGTTGAATACTTTAATAAATAACTTAAAGAATACAACAAAGGCCACCTTAGGAGGTAGCTAAATAGGTTCATTTAGATCCCCTCTAGAGAGTAACCCCTTTAGGAACTAGGGAATCCAAGGGGTCTTAGGGATATAGGGGACTCAAATGACAACATAAGACAACATAAGCCTACAGAGGATAACTTATGTCCACGGAAGAACCAGATACAACTAAGGTTGCACCTAAGAGGCGAGGGAGGCCCCCTAAAGCCACCACGAACCTTAAGAAGGCTGGTAACAGAGGTAAAGTTGGTAGACCTAAGGGTGATGCCGGTATTATCAATGAATACAAAGCTAGGATGCTCAGTAGCCCTAAGAGTAAGAAGGTATTAGAGGCTATCTTTGATGCAGCCTTAGACGATGACCATAAGAACCAAGGGGCTGCGTGGAAGCTAATAATGGATCGTATAGCCCCCACAGCGGCCTTTGAGAAGGATGTAATAAAGGATGCTGGTAGGAGTGCAATCCAGATTAACATCACGGGAGTAGGGTCTACAGAGGTCTCCTCAGACCCCTTAGGCTCCTCAGAAGCCTTAGACCCCTTAGAAGGACAATGGACAACTAAAGATGCTTAACGTGTGGACAACCGAGGAATCTTAATTAGTGAAGTACTTTAAGTTAGAGGAGTTCGACTGTCAAGAGACAGGGGAAAACGAGATGTCCCCAGTCTTCTTAGAAGTCTTAGATGACCTAAGGGACTTATGTGGTTTCCCCTTTGTTATAACGAGTGGATACAGAAGCCCTGAGCACTCCATAGAGGCTGCTAAGGCTTCTCCGGGAACCCATGCCCAAGGTATAGCGAGTGACATTAAGGTATCTTCAGGATCACAGAAGCACACCTTGGTTAGACACGCGATGGCCTTAGGGTTCAGTGGTATAGGCGTAGCTGATACCTTTGTACACGTAGACCTCCGAGAAACTACGCCTGTTATGTGGACATACTAAGGAATCCTAAGATGCTCTACACGAAGAATGTAAACTTAACAGACACTTCTACGCAAACGATTGTAACTATTCCTAGCGGCTACGTTGCCCATTGGACTATGGCGTTCATCTCTAACCTCCACAACGCAACCAACGATATTACACTGTTTATAGACAAAACTCCAGACCCTGACATCTACATACTAAACGGAACTAACGTGTCCTCTAAGGAATACTTACTTATTGACGGCAACGCTGTGTTTGTGTTACAAGCTGGGGATGTTATCAAGGCGTCAACAGGCGGATCAGGAAACATGGAAGTCGTAGTCACCTTCGATCTGCTAGAAGCCCCAGCAACTTTTGTTAACTTTAACGGTGGGTAAAACAAGGAAACTTAGATGTCTTTTGTTGTCATAGGTGCCGACTGGTGCCACGGATGCAAGGCAGTACGTAAGAAGCTAACAGCAATAAACATGGACTATGATTATGTTCAGATACCTCCGGGTAAGCAAGGGTGGGACTTTGTAGAGAAGGTTACAGGGCGTAGAGCAGTACCAGCGGTCCTCTATAAGTTCAAGGATCTAAAGGAGTTCTATAGCTCCATAGAGGGCCTAGGACTTCCTGAGAGGGAACTAACGGAAGATGAGATAGATGACATAGATGACTAACCTAAGCCACCCAAGGAGCCTAAGGAGTGACTGATCTTAACGTAGAGTTACTACCTTGGCAGACCAAAGTATTTGAGGATCCTACGAGATTCAAGGTTGTCGCTGCTGGCCGAAGAACAGGGAAGTCTAGGCTAGCTGCATGGATGCTAATAATTAATGCCCTCCAGTCAGACAGGGGCCATGTATTCTATGTAGCCCCTACGCAGGGACAAGCTAGGGACATCATGTGGCAAACGCTCCTAGAGCTAGGCCACAATGTCATCACAGGCTCTCACATTAACAACTTACAACTTAAGTTAGTCAATGGAGCAACGATTACCCTTAAGGGCGCTGATAGACCGGAGACTATGCGTGGTGTCTCCTTGAAGTTCCTAGTGATGGATGAGTACGCAGATATGAAGCCTGACGTGTGGGAGCAGGTCTTACGTCCAGCGTTGGCTGACCAGAAGGGACACGCGATGTTCATAGGGACACCTATGGGTCGTAATCACTTCTACGAACTCTACAAGTATGCGGAGATGGGTGATGATGAGACATACTCAGGATGGCACTTCACAAGCTACGATAACCCACTACTCGACCCTGATGAAATTAACATCGCAAAGAAGTCCATGTCTTCTTACGCCTTTCGTCAGGAGTTCATGGCGTCCTTTGAGGCTGTTGGCTCAGAGATGTTTAAGGAGGACTGGATACACTACGGAGAGTCCCCGGAAGCAGGGGATTACTACATAGCCATTGACCTCGCAGGATTTGAAGAAGTAGGTAAGAAACGCACGAAGAGTTCTAAGCTAGACGAAACTGCCATCTCTGTAGTCAAGGTAGGTGACAATGGAGACTGGCACATAGACAACATAATCTACGGACGTTGGACCTTAGATGAAACAGCGATGAAGATATTCCAAGCAGTTAGGGATTATCAACCTATCTCAGTAGGTATCGAAAGAGGCATTGCAAAGCAGGCAGTTATGTCGCCTTTGATGGATCTACAGAGGAAGCACGGGAAGTACTTTAGGGTAGAAGAGTTAACCCACGGTAATAAGAAAAAAACAGACCGTATTATGTGGGCGTTGCAAGGGCGCTTTGAGAACGGTGTAATAAGCTTGAACAAGGGTGAGTGGAACGCTAGATTTTTAGATCAACTCTTTCAGTTCCCAGATCCACTGACGCATGATGACTTAGTGGACTCTTTGGCTTACATAGATCAATTAGCGACCATCCCTTACGGGATACATGAGTTCGTAGAAGACGAGCTTGAAATCTTAGATATTGTAGCGGGATACTAATTATGAAAGATGACTTATACAGCCCTGACCCCCTCTTAGTCCAAGAATCCTTGGAAGACTGGGTGATGACGAAGTGCGAAGACTGGCGTGATAATTACCAGAGTAACTACGAAGAGAAGTTTGACGAGTACTACAGACTGTGGCGTGGTATCTGGGACCCTGCGGATACTGAGAGGAAATCAGAGCGCTCACGCATAATTAGCCCTGCGTTACAACAAGCCGTAGAATCCAACGTAGCCGAGATGGAAGAAGCTACGTTTGGTCGTGGTAAATGGTTTGACATTGAAGACGACGTAAACGACAAAGATTCTCAGGATGTGCAGTACCTGAGGAACAAACTCACCGAAGACTTTGAGAACACTAAGGTACGTAAGGCTGTTGCTGAGTGCTTGATTAACGCAGCAGTCTTTGGAACCGGGGTGGGTGAGATAGTCCTAGAAGAAATCAAGGAGATGGCCCCGGCTACTGAGCCTATGATGGATGGTCAACTACAGGCTGTGGGTGTAAACATTACAGACAGGGTGGTCGTTAAGCTAAAACCTGTGATGCCTCAGAACTTCCTAATAGACCCTATAGCCACCTCCATTGAGGACGCTATGGGCGTAGCCATTGACGAGTTCGTAAGCCCTCACCTAGTAGAGCAACTACAGGAGCAAGGGGTCTACAGGGACGTATATGTAGGTACAGCAGCCTCAGATACAGACTTAGAGCCTGACCAAGACATCTCTGTATACAGTGACGACAAGGTACGTCTAACGAAGTACTACGGCTTAGTACCTAAGCACATGCTTGAGGACGCCTTAGATGATGAAGATGAAGACTTAGGAACCTCTGATGACTCTAGCAGTTACGTAGAAGCTATCGTTGTTGTAGCCAACGGTGGTGTCCTCCTAAAGGCTGAACCTAACCCCTACATGATGCAAGACAGACCTGTAGTAGCATTCCCTTGGGACGTAGTGCCTTCTATGTTCTGGGGCCGTGGTGTGTGTGAGAAAGGCTACAACAGTCAGAAAGCTTTGGATACTGAGTTACGGGCTAGAATAGACGCCCTGAGCCTCACTATTCATCCTATGTTAGCCATTGACGCCACTAAGTTCCCACGAGGGGCAAAGCCTGAAATACGCCCCGGAAAGACTATATTAACCAATGGAGATCCCCGTGAAGTCTTACAGCCGTTCAACTTTGGTCAAGTGGGTCAGATCACGTTCGCCCAAGCAGCCTCCTTGCAACAGATGGTGCAACAAGCTACTGGAGCAGTTGACTCAGCAGGACTCTCTGGTGCTGTTAACGGCGAAGCTACTGCCGCTGGCATCTCTATGTCTCTTGGCGCTATTATTAAACGTCACAAACGCACCCTGATTAACTTCCAGCAGTCATTCCTAATTCCCTTTGTTAAGAAGGCTGCGTATAGGTACATGCAGTTTGATCCTGAGAACTACCCTGTGAAGGACTATAAGTTCAACGCTACCTCAACCTTAGGTATCATTGCTCGTGAGTATGAGGTTACACAGCTTGTACAACTCCTACAGACTATGAAGCAGGATAGCCCGATATACCCTGTGTTAATCCAGAGCATCATAGATAACATGAACCTGAGTAACAGGGAAGAACTCATAGCCTCTATGCAGCAAGCACAGCAGCCTAATCCAGAGGCTCAACAGGCAGCACAGGCTACACAACAGGCTCAGTTAGCCTTCCAAGAGTCTCAGACAGCCGCCTTAGCTGCACAAGCTGCTGAGTCACAAGCGAGAGCACAGAAGTACACTGTAGAGGCCCAGCTAGCCCCTCAGGAGCTTGAGATTGAGAAGATCGAGGCTATCACTAGAAATATCAAAGAAGGTGACGCTGACGACAAAGCTTTCAAGCAACGCCTTGAGATAGCCAATGTAGCCCTAAAAGAGAAACAAGTCAACAACCAAGGAAACCAACGTAATGCTAATGACACAGCAAGACCTCAAGAACCTAATCAACCAAGTCAACGAAGCGTTCAAGGGTCAGTTCAACCGCCTAGGGAAAACAGAGGAGCGCCTAGAGGCCCTAGAGGGCCAAATGTCGGACCTACTCCTCAGGGTACCCAAGGCCCCTCAGAAGGCCCCCAGAGCCTCTAGGAAGGCCTCTAAGGAGACTTAAGCATGGCTAAAGACAAAGACCCACGATTAACACGAGCAGGTGTCTCAGGCTACAACAAGCCTAAGAGGACACCTAGTCACCCAACTAAGTCCCACGTAGTTGTTGCCAAGGAAGGTGACAAGGTTAAGACCATAAGGTTTGGACAACAGGGAGTCTCAGGTGATAAGAAGCCTACAGCTCGTCAGAAGTCCTTCAAGGCACGACACGCAAAGAATATAGCCAAAGGCAAGATGTCTGCGGCATATTGGGCTAACAAGGAGAAATGGTGATGGCAGGACTCTACGAGAACATACACGCTAAACGAAAGCGTATCAAAGCAGGAAGCAAGGAGAAGATGAGAGCCAAAGGTGCTAAAGGAGCGCCGACGGCCAAGAACTTTAAACAAGCCGCTAAAACAGCCAAGAGAGGAAAACGATAACGCCTAAAGTCAACGGTAAGTCATACCCATACACCAAAGCTGGCAAAGCAGCAGCAAAGAAAGCCAAAGCAGGCTCTAGTTGCTCAAAAGGTAAGAAACGTAAATAATACCAAAGAAAACACTTGACATTTACCTCAGAATATGTTATAATATACAGTATAGTAAAACATACGAAGAAACTAAGGATGATATGAACCCTGAACTAGAAAGATACTTCAATGTATACTTTGACCTCTTTAACACCGAGGGTTGGGAACAACTCACGGAAGAGTTTGAATCAAATGGTAAGGTGATTAACTCTGTAGAGGCAACCAAAGATACTAACGATATGTACTTTAGGAAGGGACAATTAAATGTCATAGCCCACCTAATAAACTTAGAATCCTCTGTAGAACAAGCTTACGAGGAAGCCAAAGAAGACTTGAGTGATGATTAAAGTATACGATTTTAAGTGTACCAATGGTCACTTGTTTGAAGAATTTGTAGAGGGCGGTACAACAACCAGTAGGTGCGGTTGCGGTGCTAACGCTACAAGGGTCGTTTCTGCCACGCAATGCGTACTTGAAGGTGCCTCTGGGGATTTCCCCGGCAGACACATTAAATGGGTACGAGAACATGAGCAAGCAGGACGTAAATAAACTCCACAACCGTTAGGCGGAGAAGGTTAATAATATGGCACGAGCACAACTCGTAGATGAGCGTTCGGAAGAAGAAGTTAACGATAGTAACGTAGATACACTAGAAGCACCAGAGGATCCCGTTGAGTCTCCTGAAGAGGAGGTAGCCCAAGAGGAGCCTAGCTTACCAGAGAAGTATCAGAACAAGTCCTTGCAAGAGGTAGTTCAGATGCACCAAGAGGCTGAGAAGCTTCTAGGTAAACAAAGCTCTGAAGTTGGTGAACTACGTGGTGTTGTTGATGACTACATCCAGACACAACTCAAACAACAAGCACCTGTACAACAGCAAGAAGAAGACGACACTGACTTCTTTGTTGACCCACAGGCCGCAGTTAATAGGGCAATTGATAACCACCCTAAGATCCAAGAAGCTAATCAAGTCACTCAGAGGTATCGTAAAGAGACCGCCTTGGCTGAACTCTCTAAGAAGCATCCAGAGATGGATACTATCTTAAAGGACACCAAGTTTGCTGAGTGGATCAAAGGCTCTAAGATCAGGACTCAATTGTTTATACAAGCAGACCAGCAGTATGATTACGACGCCGCTGATGAACTCTTGTCTCTCTGGAAGGAGAGAGCTTCTGTAGCACAACAGACAGTAGCAGTTGAGAAGCAAGCACGTAAGCAGCAAGTTAAGTCTGCAAGTACAGGCAACGCCCGAGGAACAGGCCAGAGTCAACGTAAGAAGCAATATCGTCGTGCTGATATTATTAAACTTATGAAGACCGACCCAGATCGTTATGCAGCTTTGTCAG